CGAAGGATTATTTGGTCCATCATATAAGATTATAAGCACTAAGAAACTACAGGATGCAGGGTATCTTGCTAAGTTGAACATCAAGGTTTTGTTGATGAAACATGAACCTCAAAAGTTTGATACGTATGAGGATGAAGTTCAGTATATTATCAATAATGAAAAGAGAAATAAGTTTATCAAGAACCTTTCCCATGACTTGAAAGGCAACACTTTGATACTTTATAGTAGGGTTGCCACCCATGGACAGGTGTTGTTCGACCTCATAAATACTGGTAACCGAAAGGTATTTTTTGTTCATGGTGGTGTGGATGCACAGGAACGAGAAGAGGTCAGAAGGATTACTGAGACTGAAAAAGATGCTATAATAGTAGCATCATTCGGGACATTCTCAACAGGCATCAACATCAAAAATTTGCACAACATTATCTTTGCTTCTCCTAGTAAGTCTAGAATCAGAACACTTCAATCTATTGGTAGAGTTCTAAGAAAGGGAAACAATAAAGTCAGTGCAACATTGTTTGACATAGCAGATGATACGAAGAAGGGGTCGAGGAACAACTACACACTAAACCACTTGATCGAACGGATCAAATACTACAACGAAGAAAAATTCAATTATGAAATTCTCCAAATCAAAATCGGATGAACCTTATGATGAGTTTTATGCTTCTTTAAAACTTGTCTCAGGAGAAGAAATATTAGCGTTGGTCGTTGTAGATAATACAGGTAAACCAGAAAATATTGTTATATCAAATCCAGTGGTATGTCAAGAAATTCGTTCCTCTGGAACGAATATACCCATGGGGTATAAGTTTGAACCATGGATGAAATTAACTGACGACGATACCTACGTCCTCCCTCTAGAGAAAGTAATCACTCTATCACAGATTACAAGTAATGAAATAGTAGATACCTATAAAGACGTAGTAGAATATGGATTCAAATCAACTAATCCTGATCTAACTAAAGATATGGGATACATCAACAGTGTATCTAAAGCAAGAGATATTCTAGAGAAACTTTATAGATCTAAGAGTTAATTAACTATATCCATCCCTTGAACCCTTACAGAGTTATTGTACATAGAATAGACAGGGTTGTCAAGTTGTGCTATAATTTGAACATAATGCATACATAAGATGGTCAGAAAACGTTCAGAACACTACGTCAATAACAAAGAGTTTCTCTATGCTATTGTCCAGTACAAGACAGATATCAAAGAAGCAGAGGCGAAAGGTGAACCTAGACCGGTTATCCCCAGATACCTTGGCGAATGCTTCATGAAGATAGCAAGACATTTGTCGTATAAACCGAACTTTGTAAACTATATGTTCAAGGAGGACATGATCTCTGATGGAATCGAAAATTGCGTTCAGTACATTAATAATTTTAATCCTGAGAAATCCTCGAATCCTTTTGCTTACTTTACACAGATCATACATTATGCATTTCTCAGAAGAATACAGAAAGAAAAGAAACAGTTAGAGATTAGACAAAAGATAATTGATAAGTCTGGATTTGAAGAAGTGATGACAACTGATGATGGTGGCAGTTGGTCTGATTATAACTCTATCAAAGATAATGTTCAGCAAAGAGGTAATAGATGACCTACAGTCTCACAGAAGAAGAGTGGGAATGTGTTCGTGTCTGTGTATCAAATGCACCTATACCTTATGACATCACTCTCAAAAAGATACCGGGTGATATCCTACAGAAGATAGGAGAACCAACACCTCGTAAAGGTGAACCCCTAACTAAACCAAAGTACGATTTATCTCAATTCGGAATTCATGAAAGTTGCAATAATAACTGATCAGCATTTTGGTTTCAAAAAAGGATCAAAGCATTTTCATGGTTACTTCAAAAAGTTCTATGACAATGTGTTCTTTCCTACGTTAGAGGAACGTGGTATTGATACTGTCATAGACATGGGTGATACCTTTGATTCTAGAAAAACTGTTGATATGTACTCATTAGATTGGTCACAAAGAAATTACTTTGATCGGTTGAGGGATATGGGATGTAAACTCACATCTATTGTTGGTAATCATACTGCATTCTATAAAAATACAAACGATATCAACACTATAGATCTACTACTCAGAGAGTATAGTAATATAGATGTCATCGTTAATCCAGAAGAAAGAACATTTGATAAACTCAAAGTATTATTTGTTCCTTGGATAACCTCAGATGATAGTGAAAGGACTTATGCCATTATAAAAAAATCTTCTGCCAAAGTCTGTATGGGTCATCTCGAACTCAATGGATTCTCTGCACATCATGGTTATACAATGGAAGATGGTGCTGACGTTCTCCCTTTCAAAAAATTTACTAAAACTTTCTCCGGACATTATCATACTCGCTCCACTGATGGTACTATATCCTATCTAGGTAATCCATATGAGATGTATTGGAATGATTGTAATGATACTCGTGGGTTTCACATATTTGATACCGACACTCTAGAACTAGAACCAGTCAACAACCCTTACCAGATGTACAAAGTCATCAGGTATAACGATACCCCTAGACAACTGTTTAGATTCCAAGATTATAAAGACCTAATTGTAAAGGTTGTTGTATTTCAAAAGTCAAACAAGAAAGAGTATGAAAGATTCATAGATGCACTGTCTAATGCAGGACCCTATGATCTCAAGATTGTAGAAAAGATTGACGGATCTGAATTAGATGATACAATAGTAGAACAGACTGAAGATACCGTGACATTGTTAGATAAATTTGTGGATGACCTAGAGACTGATCTTGATAAAAGCAGAATCAAATCTCTACTCAAGAACATGTATAAAGAAGCATGTGAGGTGACCATCTGATGTGGATACTTGCTCCTAAAGGTCATGAAGATGAAGGTGCTTATGCAGTCAAAGATTATGCAGGAGAGAAAGTAGTCTTTCTTTTTGAGGAACGTGATGACTGTGAACGGTATGGCATACAACTCGAAGCAAAAGATCATCCTGATATGGAGATTATAGAGGTGCAGGATACTGTTGCTATCACAGCATGTGAGCGAGCAAAGGTAAAGTATACTATAATATCACCAGATGACATTGTGATTCCTGTAGAAAAGAATGATTGAGTTCAAAGAAATACGATACAAAAATTTTCTATCATCAGGAAATCAATTAACTAATATTACACTCAATGAGTGTGGAACATCAGTCATCATAGGAAAGAATGGAGCAGGTAAGTCTACTATACTAGATGCCTTATGCTTTGCTTTATTCAATAAACCTTTCCGTAAAATAACTAAAAGTCAAATTGTAAACTCTTCTAATGATAAAGACTGTCTTGTAGAACTAGAATTTTCTGTTCATAGCACACAGTATAAAATTATTAGAGGAATCAAACCAAACAAATTTATTATTGAAAGAAATGGAAACAAACTCAACGAAGATGCTAATGCACAAGATCAACAGAAGTCTTTGGAAGAGCAAATACTCAAACTCAACTACAAATCTTTCACTCAAATTGTTATTCTTGGCAGTGCTTCTTTCGTTCCCTTTATGCAACTTAGTGCTCCGCATCGCAGAGAAGTTATAGAAGATCTCCTAGACATCAGAGTTTTCTCTACCATGTCAGACATCCTAAAAGAGAAAGTAAAGGGTGTCAGAACTCGTATACAGACCTTAGATCTAAAGAAAGAAAGTGTTGCAGATAAAATTATCATGCAGCAAAACTTTATCAAGTCTATAGAAGAAAGTGGACAGGAAGAGATAAGCACAAAGAGAAAGGAGATAGAGACTCTTGAAGATGAAATGGAAGAGTATCAGACTCTTGTAGATAATCTTCTATATGATCTCAAGATGAAAGAAGAAAGAATCAAAGACTATACAGATACAGGAAAAACTCTTAGAAAACTAGGAACATATAAAGGAAAGTTACAGTCTAAACACACAAATTCTACGAAGGAAAGGGACTTCTTCACGAACAATGTATCATGCCCTACATGTACACAAACTATACAGGAAGACTTTCGTGTAAATAAAATTGAACAACTAGAAAATACAATCTCCGGTTTCACGGATAACCTCCAAGAGATCGAAGATGCTATCTCAGATGCAGAATCTAGAGAGAAGCAATTTATTTCTATACAAAAGGAGATCTCCAATCTATCAAATGAAATTTCTCAAACTAATGTTAGGATTACTGGATCAAGAAAACAGTCTAGTAAACTCGAACAAGAAATTCAAACTATTACCACTAGACTTGAAAACAGAAATTCTGAACATGAGAAACTAAGTACATACAAGGCATCACTAAAACAAGTCCTTGCTGATTACGGAGACCTAAAAGAGAATTACGAATACTTCCAAGAAGCAAACATATTGCTCAAAGATGATGGTGTCAAGAGTTCTATCATCAAGAAATACATTCCTCTTATCAATCAACAGGTCAACAAGTACTTGC